GGCGATCTCGCCGGCAAGCCCGAATACAAGGGCATGTTCACCATCTCGGCGCGCGAGGAGCGGCGGCCCCATCTGCGCGATCGCAACGGCGTGAAGGTCGAGCCGGAGGAGGCCAAGTCGGTCTTCCAGTCGGGCTTCTGGCTCAACATCCTCATCCGTCCCTGGTATCAGGACCCCAAGGGGGGATGGGGCACCCGTGTCAACGCCGGCCTCTCGGCGGTCCAGTTCGTTCGCAAGGACGAGACGTTCGGCGACGGCGGGATCGAGGACGAGGAAGTGGACGCCCGGTTCGGCAGGATCGAGGACGGTGACTCCGGTTTCTCGGGCGGCGACGACGGCCTGGACGACCTCTAGAACGGAAACCATTTCCGAACGAGGAGGGGCGGCAAGCGATTTTGCCGCCCCTACCGTCTAGGGGCAAGCCGTGACACGGTTCCATCTCGACTACGAGACTTATTGTGACCTCAACCTCAAGACGGTTGGGGTGGACCTCTACACGTCCCATCCCTCCTGCAAGATATTGATGTGCAGCTACGCGCTCGGCGACGCTCCCGTGCAGATATGGGACGCACTGGCCGATCCGGAGCCTCCTCAGGACCTGATCGACGCGCTGCTTGATGACGAGATTGAGAAGTGGGCGTTTAACGCCGCATTTGAGCGCTTAGTAACGTGGCGGCTCCTCTATCCGCTGCTCCAGTTAATGGGCTACGAGACCAAGAAAAGATACCGCGTCTGGAAGTGCGCGATGGTCCTGGCCTACATGCAGTCCTTCGTTGGCGGCCTGGAGCAGATCGGCCGGCTAGTCGGCGTACCGGAGCATCTACAGAAAGATGCCCGCGGCGAAAAGCTGATGAAGATATTCAGCATGCCGAACAAGCCCACGAAAAACCAGCCTCTCGTCTATCGGAACAATCTTACCGATCCTTGGGAGTGGGACGACTACAAGGACTACTGCGTTCTGGACTCCGAGGCCGAGCGAGAGATTGTCAATCGGCTAATTAAGTACCCGATACTCCTGGAGGAGTGGAACTATTACTGGCTCGATCAGTTAATCAACGATCGCGGCTTGCCTATCGATCGTCAGTTCTGCATGAACGGCATCGTAATGGCGGCGCGTCGCAAGCAAGAGCTTACCGAAGACTTGCGCGACCTCACCCATCTCCCTAATCCCAACAGTCCGGTCCAGTTGACGGCGTGGCTCCGCGAGCGCGGCTACCCCTTTCATGACATTGGCAAGGACACGGTGAAGAAGGTCCTGGCGGAGAACGAGGCTTGCGCCAACGACAACGCCCCATGGCCTGCTTATGTGATCCACGATCGGGACGGCAGAGAGTTCCAGTGGGACTTGGCCTTTGACGAAGGTTTCCTGCCGACCGAGTGTGTTACGGCACTCAAGCTCCGCCAGCAAGTAGCTCGAACGTCGGTTAAGAAGTTCGACGCGATTATGATCCGACTGGCCGAAGATGACATGATCCGTCACGTCTTCCAGTTCGCTGGCGCGCAAAGAACAAATCGCGCATCGGGTCGAGCCATGCAGCCCCATAACTTGATGCGGACCCCGAAGTTCTTAGAGCCCGAGGATGTATATGAGACCCGACTAGAGGACGTTACGCAGATCATCCGCGATGGCGATTACGATATGCTCGGGGTCTACTGCAAAGAGCCCATGGACGCCTTGGCCGGGACGGTTCGCTCCTCGATCCAGGCACCAGACGGCTTTGAGTTGGTGGTCTGCGATCTCGCCTCGATCGAGACGGTCGTGATTGGCGGCGTCTCGAAGTGCGAGCGTATTTTGAATGTCTTCCGCAACGGTCTCGATGCCTATAAGGACTTTGCGACCGGGCTCTACTTGAAGCCCTATGACGAGATCACCAAGAAGGAGCGCACTGACGCAAAGCCGGCCACGCTTGGTGCGGGGTTTGGGCTCGGCGGAGGCGATCTCGTTGACGGCAAGCGCACGGGCCTGTGGGGCTATGCGGAGAGCATGGGTATCGACATTAGTCGGGAGATAGCTCACCGAGCGATCGAGAAGTATCGGGAGATGTATCCTGAGGTCCAGCAGACCGGATACGCCTTCGAGGCCGCTATAGCCGACACAGTGAGGACCGGGCGGCGCAATAAGGTCGGAGTGGTCGAGTTCGATCTGATGAAGCCATACCTGCGGGTGAGGCTTCCGTCCGGACGGCATATGTATTACCACAAGCCGCAGGTCCACGTCGAAGAGAGGATCAGCAAGAAGGGCAACCCGTACAGGAAGGAAGTTGTTTCCTATATGGGGAAGCAGCCAAACGGGCAGGCTTGGGTCCGCATCTACACGCACGGCGGCAAGTGGATCGAGAACTTCGTCCAGGCCATTGCTCGGGACATTCTCTATCGTGGCATGTGGGCGGCGCATAAGGCTGGCTTCAACCTCGTCGGACACGTTCATGATGAGCTGATCTGCTTGCAGCGCAAGGGCTCGAACGAGTTTACCTGGGAACGGCTGCGCGAGATCATGGCGGCACCGATCCCGTGGTTCCCCGATCTTCCGCTTGGGGCGGCAGGCTACAAAGCTCTCTTCTACAGGAAGGATTGAGATGAGCGACCCACATGACTTCGAGGGAGCCAACTGCCACTTGGGGCCGCCTCCCGGCCTGGAGGAGATGGTCGGATGGCTGCACATATTCTCTAACGGTCGCGCTAATGTCTCTGCGTGGAAGCCGACGCCGGAGGAGTTGAGGAGGCTAAATGCGGGAGAGAGCATTTTTGTGTCCGTGATGTCCGGATCGCACGAAGGCAAGCCGGTAGTCTTCCCTATGTTCGTGGGAACCGAGGAGGCGACCAAGGCCATTGTGATGGACACTGGGAGGGTCTGGTGAGGCTCCCCCGAGGCAAATGGCCGGTTCTCTATGCCGATCCCCCTTGGTCGTTTCAGACCTACGGCGGGCCGGCGATCCCCCAACGCGCCCGCGTTCCGCACTATCAGATCATGTCGCTGGAGGACTTGAAGGCGTTGCCGATCTACGAGGTCGCCGAGGACGATTGCATGCTGTTCCTGTGGGTCCTCGACTCGATGCTCCCCCAAGCCTTCGAGCTTGCGGCCTCGTGGGGCTTCCCACGGTGCATCAAGGTCGGCTTCAATTGGTGCAAGCCGAACATGGGGATGGGCTACTGGACGCGCAACGACACAGAGCTATGTCTCATCTTCGCCCGCGGCCGGCCCGGTCCTCGGCTCAACGCCGATGTTCGTCAGCGGATCGGTGCGCCGGAGGGTCGGCACAGCGAGAAGCCGATCGACACGTACGACAAGATCGAGCGGCTGATCGCAGGGCCGTATCTTGAGCTATTCGCTCGGGAGGACTCCTGCGCCTACAGGGCCAAGGGCTGGCGGGAAGGATGGACCACCTGGGGTCTGGAGGCGCCGGGCTTGTGGAACCGTCTTAATCGGCTCAATGATGCGATAGTAGCTCTGACGGAAATTGTTTCCACATGATGGGGCTGCGGCACAAACTCTTGCGGTGCGAAGGCAAGGTACGGAAGCTCACCCTGTTATTGGCGGGTCAGCCGCCGTCTGATCTGACATTCGAGTTAAGTACATTGCCGGAAGTCATGCGTCTTGTAATTGAGCATCACTATGCACATCGTAGGACGGCCGATCCGATGTTTGTGTTTGCCTGGAAAGACGAAGGACATATTGTCGCCACGGCGGTATTCGCGTCGCCGGCCAATAAGTATTTCGGCAAGGGGGCGATTGAACTTGTGCGCTTGGTCCGAGTGCCGGAATTGACGGTGCCGCTTTCGACCTTCGTAGCACAGTGCATCCGGTGGCTTAAAAGCAATACGGACCTTAAGTACATCTTATCTTACGCGGACAGTGGTGCGGGCCATTGCGGCTTCATCTATCAGGCCACCAACTTCATCTATGTTAGGCGAACAAAGGGCAACGTTCAGTATCATAAGGAGGGACGGATTGTTTCCGGTCGCTCGTTCGATCAACATTCAAAGGAGAATAAAGCCGGCTGGGAGCGGGTGCGTACAGCCGGCAAGTTCCTCTACGTCATGCCATTGCGTGAACGTCGGCGCGCGTTGCTGGAGAGATTTGGTTGGGTCTCGCTACCATACCCCAAGGTGTTGACATGACGCCCGAGGGTAAACTCAAGAAGCGTTGCCGGGACCGGGCCAAGCGTGAAGGCCTGATGTTCCGCAACGTCGAGGGGAAGGGCGTCAGGGGCATCCCCGACACGATCTGCGAGCATGTCGATCGACTCGGCGTGGTGTGGGTCGAGTTCAAGTACGGTGACAATCGACCGAGCCAGCAACAACTAGAGAGAGCCGAAGAGATCAAGCACGCCGGAGATCGCGTCGCCTTCTGCTGGACCTATGAGGAGTGGTGCGCGGCCGTGGGGCTCAGCCCGTGAGCATCCTGGAGCGCTTTGACACAACGGTTATCCGTGCGGAAGAGGACATGCACGACTGGCAACTGCCGGCCGTCGAGTTCTTGTGGGACACCCCGTTCTCAGCGCTGTTTGCCGCGGTGGGGCTCGGCAAGGCCGTGATGGCGGGCTCGATCCTCGCGCGCCTCGCCACCGATCTCGACAACCCGCCCATGCTGGTGATTGCCCCGGTGCGTGTCGCCAAGCAGACATGGCCGGACGAGATCGCCGAGTGGGCGCATCTGGCTTGCCTGACGTACACGATCCTGCGTGCCGAGGACGATCACCCCGAGGTCAAGGCTGTCTACACCAAGCATTATCAACGGGCGTATCGGCTGTGCCGCAACTTGTTCCTATCGCCAGCGCAGAGCAGTAAGATCGCGAGCCGTTATGCTCGGCCGTTCCGCGAGGCGAAGAAGCAGGAGGTATGGGAGCGGCTGGTCAATGAACCGACTAACCTGCACATCATCAACGTTGAGCAGATCGGCCGTCTCATCGGGTACTGGCGGAAGAAGTGGCCGTACAAGACAGTAGTGATCGATGAGAGCAGCAAGTTCTCTAATCATGCCACAGACAGGTTTAAGGACTTCAACGCGATCCGGCCCTACATTACGCGGCTGCATCTGTTGACGGCATCACCGATGACTGAGTCGTACATGCAGATATTCGCGCAGATATACTTGCTGGACCGAGGCGAGCGGCTAGGCAGGAACATCACATGGTTTCGTGACGAGCATTTCACATACAACCATCGTAACTTTACCTACAAGCTAGTCAAAGGGCACGATCGCATTATCAGTGAGCAGATCGCGGATATCTGTCTTGTGATGAAAGCCGAAGATTACCTCTCGATGGAGAAGCCGACACTACTGAAACGACACATGGACTTCACGCCCGAGATACGAGAAGCCTATGACGACTTCGTGGACAGCTTCTTCCTTAGGCTCGGCGATGAGGTCTCGATCGAGGCGATCAATGCGGCGGCACTGACGAACAAGTTGATCCAATTCACCGCGGGGGCCGTCTATGATGATGCTCGCCGCGTCCACGCCGTTCACGACGAAAAGCTCCTCGACCTGCAAGAACTGGTGGAGGAGCTTCAAGGAGAGCCGCTTCTCGTTGCCTATTGGTACAAGTCCTCGCTTGTCCGACTACGGAAACAATTTCCGAAGGCCGTTGTCATGGACAAGGATGGCAAGTGCATCAAGCCTTGGAACGACGGGAAGATTGGTCTCCTACTCATCCATCCCGGCTCGGCGGGTCACGGACTCAACATGCAGAAGGGGCCAGGACACGACATCGGCTTCTTCGACATGCCATGGTCAAGGGAGCTATATGAGCAGGTCATCGGCCGTCTGGCTCGTCAGGGGCAGCGCCAGCCGGTCAGGGTGCATCATCAGATTGTGCGAGGGACGATAGATGAGCTTGTCTATGGCGCGCTCCAGGACAAGGGAGCAGGGCAGGAGCGCATGCTCCAGTTCATCAAGGATGTGCGGGCCAGGATTAGGGCTCGTGAGCAGGCAGACGATTTTTGGAGGATCGCAGCATGACGATGGAAGAGGTACACGCCGACAATGCCGATCATCTGACCTGTGTGTCGGCTGCCAAGTGGATGCTCAAGCACGGTCTGGAGGTCTTTAGCCGGAGAGAGCGAGAGGATGGCGTGTGGTGGATTGATCTCGTCCGAGTGGGCGAGGGAGAAACGCGGTTCCGAGGCGAAGGCATGACGCTCGGCGCCGCGCTGGAGCAGGCCTTTGCGAAGCTCGGAATCGCCGGGTTGGAGTGGAAGCTGCACAAGCTGGAGGATCGTATTTGGGTCCTGACGCCTAAGGGGGCGCCCGAGCCGAAGCGCAACAGGGCTTGCCCTCACGGCGTTAGCGGGGGTAGATGTAGGCAATGTGTTTAGGGACAGATGATCGTGGGTGAGCCGGCGAAGAGGGGAAGACCCGCAGCAGTCAGCGATGTCGAGCTTCTGGCGACTGGCGAAGCTACTAAGGCTCAGATCGCGAAACTGTTTCGGCGTGACCCGAAGACAATGGACCGGCTGCTTTACGGCTTGATACCGGCTGGCGTTCGTCGTGGCGCCGCCGTCTACTCCATTGAAGAGGCGGCAGGCCGATTGGTTAAGCCGGGCTACTCCATCGAAGCCTATATTCGCCGCATGCACCACACGGATTTGCCGCCCCTCCTCCAGAAGGAGTTCTGGAACGGCCTGAGAGCCCGCCAAGCCTACGAGAAGGAGCAAGGCGACCTCTGGCCTACCTCCGAGGTTCTGGCGGTCTTCGCGGAGGCGTTTCAGACCTTGCGGACTGCCTTGCTGCTGCTGCCCGACTCTGTGGATCGGGAAGTAACGCTCATCCAAGCAGCCAAGGACGTGTTGAAAAGACTGACTGATGCTGCCATAGTCGAGTGCCAGGAAGCACTTGTCGATAAGTTCCAAGGATATGAGCCACCCGATGTCACAGGAGCAGAACTACTCCCTATCGGGATCGGACATAATAGCGGCGAGCGACCCTCGTTCGGATACGATTCAATTCTGGATGCCCCGCCTGACAAGGCAGAAAGTCTCGGGCTTTCGGACGATCGGGGAGATGGTGGTCTCCCAGGCGACGAGGATATTCTCGCCCCCGGAGAGGCTATCGATCTCTGACGCTGCGGCCAAGTATCGTTATGTCAAAGTGCAGGGGGCCTACCAGGGCGAGTGGGACAACGACACGGCGCCCTACCTCGTTCAGCCCATGGACATGCTCAACAGCCGCGCCAAAGGCTCGGTTATCTTCGTAGGGCCGGCGCAGTCGGGCAAGACCGACGCGCTGATTGTCAATTGGGTCCTTTTCGGTGCCGTGGTTGATCCCATGGACATGATTATCTACTGTCCTACGCACGCCGCGGCCAAGGACTTCTCGATCCGACGCGTGGATCGGCTCGGGCGAGACAGCAAGGCCATGGCAAACGCCAAGCTGCGGGACAAGGATGCCGACAATAAGTTCGAGAAGACATATGCCAACGGCATGCTCCTCACCTTGTCCTGGCCCTCGGTTACCGAGCTTGCCGGTCGGCCGATCGGCCGCGTCGCCATTACCGATTATGACCGCATTGACGATGACATAGCCGGAGAGGGGTCGGCGTATGATCTCGCCGTAAAGCGTACGACGACGTTCCAAAGCTTTGCCATGACCGTGGCCGAGAGCAGCCCGTCTCGTGAGATCAGCGATCCCAAGAAGATCATTACAGGGCACGAGGCGCCCCCATGCGAGGGCATCCTCTCTCTGTATAATCGCGGCGATCGACGCAAATGGTATTGGCCGTGTCCAAAGTGTGGAAACTATTTCTCACCTAAGTTCGAGTTCCTGACCTACTCCAGCTACGGTGACAACGTGACGCGATCCGAGAGCGTCAAAATGATTTGTCCGCATCACGATTGCCAGCACCATATCCGTCAAGACGAGCGTCGAACGATGAACTCGTGGGGCGTGTGGCTATCGGACGGCCAGTCGATAGTTGACGGCAGAATCGTTGGCACGCCAAGGCGCTCGCTTATCGCCAGCTATTGGCTGGAGGGCACAGCGGCGGCCTTCATAACATGGCAGAAGCTTGTCAACAATTTCCTCGACGCGATGGACGACTACGAGGCGACAGGCTCGGAAGAGGCGCTTAAGAAGTTCTACAATACCGATCTCGGGCGTCCCTATGTCCCCAAGAGCATGGAGACCGAGCGACTGCCCGAAGTTCTTATGGCGCGAGCCGAGCCCCTGATCCAGGGCGTGGTGCCCGAGGAGGGCAGGCTCATCGTGCAGTCGATCGACGTGCAGAAGAACTCGTTCGTCGTCCAGGTTCATGCGATCTGCCCCGGTCGTCCGTACGATACGGTTGTCATCGATCGATACGAGATTACCAAGTCCAAGCGGCTCGATGAAGACGAGGAGCATCGGTGGGTACGACCGGCTACCTATGCTGAGGATTGGGACCTGCTGATCGAGGCGATGACCAAGACCTACCCCTTGGCCGGAGATCGTAATGGACTCGATCCTCTCGGCCGACGCATGGCAATCAAGATGACGATCTGCGATTCGGGTGGCTCGGCTCGGGCGACCGCGGCTATGCGGAAGGGCGGCGTCACCGGCAGCGGGGGCGTAACGGCCAACGCCTATAACTTTCAGAGGAAGTTGCGTAAGATGGGGCTCGCCAGTCGGTTCCATCTAGTACGTGGTGCGTCAACTCCTGGTGCGCCGCGCGCTCGGATCAGTTACCCTGATAGCAACAATCGAAGCAATAAGGCGGCGGCACAAGGAGATGTGCCCGTTCTAATGCTCAATGGCAATATCTTGAAGGACCAGCTAAGTAACCTGCTCGACGTATTAGAGCCGGGCAAAGGACTGATCCGCTTCGGGGACTGGCTGGAAGAGTGGTTTTACGCTGAACTGTGTGCCGAGGTCCGAACTGATATGGGATGGATAAATCCTAAGAAGCGTAACGAGGCTTGGGACTGTCTGTACTACATGGTGGGTTTACTGTGTTCGTCTTTGCTGCATATCGAAAAGCTCAATTGGGACAACCCACCTGCATGGGCTGGACCTTGGGATAGCAATCCGCTAGTTATCGCCATGGAGCAGTCGCAGCCATTCGAAGGACGCAGAGGTCCGTCGCGGGGCTTCGGAGCCAAGCTAGCGTAGGTGAGACCTGTGGCGACGCAAGACCTACTCAACCAAGCCAGAGACGCTTATCACGATCTGATGATCGGCGGTGCGACTCGGGTCTTCGTTGACCAGAACGGGGAGCGTGTCGAGTTCGTCACCGCGAGCGCGGGCAAGCTTGCCAACTATATCCAGCAGCTTGAGGGCCAACTTGGGCTCAGTGTCGGGCGCCGGACGCGCCCGATTCGGTTCCTCTTCTGATGGATATGGGAAATGCAGTCCGGCCCATGACGGCCGCAGAGAGCCGCATGGCTCGTCGCTCCGACAAGACGATCGTGATCGACATGCCGAACGCGCGAGGCGAGCAGGCTCTCGGCGGGGGCCTGGAGGGCGCGAGCCGTACCGATCGCGAGATGGTTCTGTGGCGGCCTGAGATGGGCTCGCCGGACACGCTCATCAACGGTGTCAAGGAGATCGCCGACGCGCGCTCCAGGGATATGATCCAGAACGATGGCTATGCGACGGGCGCCGCGGCGACCCATCGTGACAGTATCGTCGGCGCCGTCTTCCGGCTCAATGCACAGCCTGAGTACTCCATTATGGGGATGGAGCAGGAAGCCGGCGAGGATTGGGCCTTCGACTTTCAGACCATCGTGGAGACCCGGTTCAACCTGACGGCCGAGAGCAACAACCACTGGCTCGATGCGAGTCGGCGGCAGACCCTGACCGAGACGCTGAGGCTGGTGGTCGGGGGCTTCGTGTACACGGGCGAGGCCTGTGCTTCCGCCGAGTGGATTAGAGAGTCGAACCGTCCTTGTAAGACGGCGATCCAACTGATCTCTCCGGATCGGCTCACCAACCCCAACGGCATAATGGATGGGCCAATGCCGAGTTGGTCTGATGGGCGCAAGATCAAGCGCGGCGTCGAGATGGATTTCCGCGGTCGCCATCTCGCCTATCATGTTCGCAACTCGCATCCCGGTGACTGGTTTGACTGGCGCTCTTCGAACTGGAAGCGTGTCGAGGCCGAGAAGCCGTGGGGACGGAAACAATTTCTCTACATCAATGAGCCTCTCCAGATCGAGCAGACCCGCGGTGTCGCGGATATGGTCTCGGTTCTCAAGCTGCTCAAGATGACGAAGCAGTATTCGGAGGTTGTACTCCAGAACGCCGTCATCAACGCCAGCTACGCCGCAGCGGTAGAGAGCGAGCTTCCCACCGCCGACGTGGTGGCGGCTCTCGGCGGGGGCGTCGAGGGCTACGAGGCGTCTCTCAGCCATTTCCTCGCCATGCTCGGGGAGTATGTCGGCGAATCGACCAACATTGCGATTGACGGGGCCAAAATCCCGCACCTGTTCCCCGGCACCAAGCTCTCCCTCAAGCCGGTCGGCACCCCTGGCGGGGTCGGCACGAACTACGAGGCGAGTTTGCTCCGCAAGATCGCGGCAGCGCTTGGCATCAGCTACGAGGAGCTTGCGCGCGATTACAGCAAGGTCTCCTACTCCTCGGCGCGGGCGTCCATGCAGCAGACGTGGCGGTTCATGCAGAGCCGCAAGAAGGTCGTCGCCGACAAGTTCGCCAGCATGGTCTACGCCCTGTGGCTGGAGGAAGAGATTAGCTCGGGCAATGTCCCGCTGCCTCCCGGCTGGACCAGGGATGATGTTTACCGCCCCCTGATGATGGAGGCGATTACGCAATGCTCTTGGATCGGCTCGGGTCGCGGGCAGATCGATGAGTTGAAGGAGACGCAGGCAGCGATCTTGCGGATCAAGTCCGGCTTGTCTACGTATGAGGAAGAGTGCGCGCGACTCGGAAACGATTTCCGCCGCATTTTTGCGCAGCGGGCTCGGGAAGAGAAGATCATCAAGAGGTACGGGCTCGCATTTTCGCTCGAAGCCGAGAAGACGACAGACGGTCAAAGCACGCAGGGCACGCTTCAAGAGGAAAAGGAGGAAGTCGAGACCGATGCCTGACATCCTCCCCGAAGCCGGCACCGCGATCCATCGGATCAACATGGGCCACTCTCTTGTCATCCCCGAGACGATTCCGCGTTTCTTGTCCGACCTCAATCAGTTCGCCATGACCTCGCCGGAGAAAGCCGCAGCGTTGCAGGCTGAGTTCATTGACGGCCTTGCGAGCAACTATGGGTATAGTGGCCCTCGTGAGACGGAGAAACCGTTCATCTACCAGGACGGCGTGGCCGTCATTCCGTGTCACGGCGTCCTGCTTAATCGCTTCAACTCCTGTTGGGGGTTTGCGACCGGCTACAACTTCATGCGGGCGCAGCTAAACGCCGTCCTGGACGATCTTGCCAGCGAGGGCGGAGACGTAAAGCTCCTCGTGTGGGACCACAACTCGCCGGGGGGCGAAGCGGTCGGCTGCTTCGAACTCTGCCGCGACATCATGGATGCTCGTGAGCGAGTCGAAATGATTTCCGTCGTGGACGCCCTCTCAGCATCAGGCAGCTATGCTGTCGCCTCGGCGGCGCAGCGGATGGTATGCACCCCTTCCGGGTCGGTCGGCTCGATCGGTGTTTATCGGCTGCACGCCGATTTCAGCCAAGCGCTGGAGCAAATGGGGATCAAGTATACGATCTTTCAGGGCGGCGAGCATAAGACCGATCTCAATCCTTTCGAGCCGCCCTCCAAGTCGGCTGCCGCAGACGCCCAAGCAGGCGTTGAAAAGCGGTGGGGAGAGTTCATTGATGTAGTTGCCGAACAGCGGGACATGGCCGAGGAAAGAGTGCGGGATACACAAGCTCGCGTCTTTCGCGCTGACGAAGCCCTTGATTTAGGGCTCATTGATCGGGTAAGCACACCAACAGAGGCCGTTTCGGAGTTTCTTGCCGAACTGGCGAATGATGAGCCCTCGGGCGAAGGAGATGATGAGATGGCCTTGCCGAAGAACCAGTCGGAACTCGACGCTCAGCTTGCCACC